GTACGACGACGCCTTGGCAGTCACCCGGATCATCGACAAGCTGTTCCGGATCGCCACAGACAAAGACGCCCTCGGCGAATCACCATACCACGACATCGCCGGCTATGGGATCCTCGGGGCAATGAAGGGAGGGCACAATGGGAATAGCGCGACCGAAAATCAAGGATGAAGTCCACTACAAGAAGGGCCTAACCTGGGCATACTGTAGTGATTGCAATCACTTTGTCCGGGACTACCAGGTGACCGGCATCGCCGGCAGGATCCTCGGCATAGAGCCACGATGTCGCATCATCGGCCTGAAACCCGGCCGCGGATATCGGATCAACCCTACCTACATCTGTGATCACTGGGACAACAGCAACTATATGAAACGACTGCGAGGGTATTGATGGGTCTCGCTCTAAAAAAACTGTCGGAATCCGATCGTATCCGGATAGCGGAATCATTGTTTAAGGTTACTTCCCAGGATGCCGCAAAAGGCGAAATCCACGGCCTTTGTCCCATCCACGAGGAGCATAATCCGTCCTTTTCATATAATTTCAAAAAGGATACTTACAGCTGTTTTTCATGCGGCGCTTCCGGCGACCTTTTGAAGCTCTGGTCAGTGGCACGCGGATATGGCCAGAAAGACGGTTTCCAAGCCTTCTGCAAGGAGTTTGGTATAGAAGCTAAGGCTGGGGCCGGTTCATTCGACCACAGCCTTACAGGCAACGCAGACGACCCTGATTCATCGCCACCCGGCCCGGATCTGGAGAATGTCTGGGAGCTTTTTCCCCCGCTTCCCGATTCCTGGATCCAAAAGCTCGAAACAGAGCGCGGCTGGTCTCCAAAATGGATTGATATCCTCGACCTTCGCCAACAGACCCACTATCTGGATAAAAAGACGGGCAAACTGATAAAACTCAAGACGCCTGAACGGATCGCTATTCCGGTTCGCGATAAATCACGAAAATTGCGAAATATCCGCCTCTATAAACCGGGCGGCGGTAAATATAAGATAATTTCCTGGGGCAAGTCGTATGGATCGGCTCGTCTTTTCCCGGCGGGACCACTGACAGATATAAAGCCCGTCTTGCTCTGCGAGGGCGAATCAGACACTATCTGTGCCCTCTCCCATGACTTCAATGCGATAACACAGACCTCAAAACTGAAGAACTGGAAAAGCTCTCACTTGGAGCCATTCAAAGGCCGTGAAGTAGTAATTGCCTATGACGCGGACCAGCCGGGCCAGAAGTATGCCGCCTTTGCCGCGGAGAACCTTTTTGGCGTGGCCAAATCCGTTAAAGTTCTTGAATGGCCTGATTTTATGGGATGCGATAAAGATGGTAACTTGCCGGAGAAACATGGTGAGGATCTCACAGATTTTTTCCAAAAGCATGGCAAAAACTCCTCCGATCTGACCGCATTGATCACGGCGGCAAAACCCTACGATCCCGAAGCGACCGATACAGAGCCCACTGCCTTCCGGTTTTTCGAGCGGGGTATGAATGATCGGCTATCCTTCAAACCGCGGCTTTTGGCGGAAGAGGCAATGAGCAAATATTCGCTTTTATCTGACCCCAAAACGGGCCTCCTCTATAACTGGAACGACAAATTCTGGGACGAATTCAACGAGGATCACATCAAGGGAGCTTGTATCCGTTACCTGGGCAATGAATCCCAGAAGTCCCGGGTAGAAGATGCTGTATATCAGGCCAAAATGCTCTGTACGATCCCCTATGGCCGGGCGATTAACGATAATGAAGACTGGATCTGCATCCAGAATGGTATGTTGAACCTCCAGACCCTGGACATCGTTCCACATGAAAAGGAATATTATGCCACATTTGCGCTTCCCGTATCGTTCGATCCAGATAAGATCGATGACTGTAAGCGCTGGATTTCATACTTGGAAGAAACCGTTCAGACACCGGCAGCCATGGCACAACTGCAGGAGTTTCTGGGTTATTGTCTTTTGAAAAGTACAAAATACGAGAAATGTTTGATCCTTCTTGGTCCCGGGGCCGACGGAAAAAGCACTTTTTTGAAGATCATGAAAGAGATGGTCGGAGATCAAAATTGCGCCGCAGTCTCTTTTCCGGATCTTGAAGACCAGTTTCAGCGGTCTTCCCTCTATGGAAAACTGGTCAATATTAGTACAGAAATCGGAGCAAAGGCGATTGAGTCCCCATACTTCAAGGCGATTACATCCGGGGATCCCATTAATGCCGCCTTTAAGCATCGTAACACCTTCACCTTTTCGCCCTATTGCAAGCTGGCGTTTGCCGGTAACCGCTTGCCACGCGTTCTGGATAACAGCGACGGGATCTTTCGCCGGTTCTTGCCGGTTCGATTCAAGAGACAGTTTTTGGACGATGCTGATCCCGACTTGTTTATCAAGTTGAAAGAAGAGCTGTCAGGAATCTTTTCCTGGGCCCTTCTTGGACTTCACAGGCTTCTTGATCAGGGCAAGTTCACAGAAGGCGAAGAGACCAGAGAACTCCTGATGGATTACCGCCGCATCAACAATCCCGTCCTCTGCTACGTTGAAGACCGCTGCGTTCTCGGTGAAGAGCATTCGATTGAAAAACAGACAATATATACAGACTATAAACAATATTGCAGCATCAAAGGCTACAGCGCCTTGAATGAGGTTAACTTCTTCCGGGAGCTGTACGTCGCAGTCCACAACATCCGCCTGTATCGCCCTCGGACAAGCGAGGGCCGGAAGAATATGTTAACGGGAATTTCCTTGGAGATGATCCATGATTGATTTATTGCCGACCTCGGCGCCCCCTTACCCCTGTAATTTAGACACCCCTACTCCCCGGGATAGCGTCTTGGTCAGGGGGTGGTCAGGGGTTGGTCAGGGTGAATCACTTTTTCCCATACCAGAAAGTGTAATAATATCAATACCCGGTCAGGGTGGTCAGGGTGGTCAGGGTGAAATCCCACCTATTGCACATGCGCGCACATGCGCGCGCGCGTTTTTTCTGTACCTTATTTTTGTTTTTGTAAGAAAGTACCCTGACCACCCTGACCACCCCTATAAAATCAAGGGGTTTTACCCTGACCACCACCCTGACCAACCCCTGACCACCCTGACCAACTTGTGCTTATCAAGACAACAGACCACAACATGTTGTGGTTGGGAGAGTATAGAGAATGGCACTTAAAGATAAACTTGAAAAATTAAAAGAAAAATATGACCCGTTTGTTGGTGAAAAACATCAAGATGCGCCATTAAAGCAATGGAAAGATAGTATGGACGTCTGTAGATTGAGTGAGTTCCTAAAGATTCATAAAGATCAAGGCTTCAACCTGATAGATATAGCCGGTAAACCCTCACTCCATTTTAAGCCAGGTCTTCAACCAGAGCAAAAAGAACGGTGGCAGTTAGCGAACCAAGCACTAGACCTCCTACAGGCTGCGCTCCCAGATCTCCAAAATCTAATAAGTAGAGGCTTAATCACCCTGAATAAAAATGGGTCCTTTGAATGAGACAAGGAAGCCACAGTTTCCAGCATCCCAGTTACTCTCTGCTCGCAGTGAAAAACATCGATGAGGAAAAATGGAGATGAACAATAACTACGCAAAATCATTCACGGCCAGCCAGATTGCCGGCAGCATCTCTCCATTGATGCTCAATGAAAGATATTGTCGAGATACCATATTAGAGCTTTTACATGGAAACAATCCAAAGTGCCCCAGGTGCTCGGAATTGATATCCCTCCAGCAATTGCATGGCTTTTGCGAACTCAGGCGTGTTCGGTGTTATAATTGTGGAGCCTTTTTTACGGCCTACACTGGCACCTTTTTATCAGGCAGTCAATTATCGCCGACACAAATCATACTCATTGCCATCTTTTTGGAGCTTGGTTTGTCTAATACTGAGATCGCGAAATATTCAGATCTTAGCACGGAGACCATCCGGCTCTGGAGAAATAAGTTTAAGGTAATCGAGAGAATAGGAGAATGATATGGAAAAAACCATCAAAGAGATGGACCAACAGAACGAGCAGCTCCACACCCTCAGTAAGACCCTGTTTGGCGAATCCGCCTACTTGGAAGTCGTGGCGCCAAAGTCGCTTACTCTGCTAAAAGAGAACGCCCGGTACTTTAAAAAAGAAACATTCCAGGCACTCGTTGAGAATATTAAAAATGACAAACGTTTATCCAGCATGCCCCTATGCTGTATTGAAGAAAAGAAATATGTCGTACTTTCCGGCAATCATCGGGTTCGGGCAGCAATAGAAGCGGGTATTGAGCAGATCCTCGTCATGGTAATTGCGGAGAATCTGACAAAAAACGAAAAGATTGCCATTCAGTTATCCCACAACGCCCTTGTCGGTGTGGATGATGTGAATATCCTAAAATCACTATGGGAGCAGATAGACAGCATCCAGGACAAAATATATTCCGGCCTCTCCAGTGAAACCATAAAAGAGATTGAAAATATAAAACCCGTGAACTTCAGCACGCCGCCCGTCTATACAAAAGCCCTTGTCTTTGCATTTACCGAAACCGAAAAGGAATTCATCGACCATATCCTTGCAGAATTAAAAACAGCGGCACAATCCGGCGACCTTGTTCTTGCCCCGATGGAAATGTATCGGGAGTTTTTTGACACCATACAAGAGACAAAGAAATTACATGAGATCAAAAACGGCTCGCTTGCCCTTCTGAAACTTTTTGAGATAGCCGCTGAACATATGGGGGGTGAGTAATGTCATTTGTCGGAGCGACCAGATCGGCAGTCAGACCGGTCATTGGTGAGTATGCCAGAACCATCAAATATCCGGTCCTACTCATCGGCGCGGGCAACTTCACCATTCCCGCCATATTGCGGCAGGCAGGCTATACCGGCCAGATAAAGGCCTGCGATGTGTCCCTCTATTCGTCAGCCCTCGGCGCCTACCTTTCGGATCACCCCTTTGAGGCTACAGAAAATCCGGAATGCCCGGACGAGCTTCGCGGTCTCCTGAAAACAGAAAATGGCAGGGACGAATTGATCGCCTCCATATTACTGCTTTTTGATCTGAGAGAAGTCTGGCAATGTAAAAACGCCTACCAGCGTCATATCGTTAAAAATTATCGCGAGCAGTGGGATGGCCTGATTGAAAAGACCCTGAAAAAGCTCTCCGATTATAAAGAGCAGATCGGCCAGATCGATTACGAGGCCAGAGACGGTATCGCCCTTCTTCGCGAATCCACCCGGGAGCATACAGTAATAACATATCCTCCGACCTACAAGCGCGGATACGAGCAACTCGAAAAACTTTACAAGGCCACCGTCCAATGGAACCAGCCCGAATACGAGGAAATGACCGACAAGACAATGGATCACTACCACCTGATAGCGCACTACAATGATTATATGATTATCTTAGACAAGGACCTTGAGGAGGTATATCAAATTGTCGGCTCGCCCACCTCGGTCATCAATTATGGAAGAAACACAAAAGGATATATCATCAGAAAGGTCGAGTCGAAAAAGTACGTTCTTAAGAGAGAAGCTGCCAGTTCCCCGATAGGCGATACCTGGCCAGCCGATCAGCCGATCACCGGAAGCGAAAAACTCACAATGGTAATCCTGAACCCAAAACAGAATATCAGGATGAACGAGCTTTTTATGTCGGCGCACGTAAACTACTCCACACAGAGCAGCTCTGCGGTCGGATACTGTCTCGACGGTAAATTAATAGGCAAGAGCGATTTTGTGAAAGGATTTAAAAACTTCAACTGGAAACTTCCCAAAGAGGGCGGCCAGATCTATTTAATGTCCGACCTCGCCGTCCCCTATGACGGCAAACTGGCAAAACTTATATTGATGGCCCTGCTTTCCCGTGACGTCCGCGAATATCTCGAAACCCGCTTCATCGAGAGATACCGCTATGTCAAAACCACCGCCTTTTCACTGCACCCCGTCAGCATGAAATACCGGGGCCTTTTCAAGCTCCACAAACGAACAGAAGTCCCCGACGGCTATTCGCTCAATTATTATGCAGAATTTGGCGACTATCCCCTGCAGGACGCCCCTAACCTTTGGATGAAGAAATATGGAAAATAAACAACTTAACGATCTCCTGAAACAATCAGGCGACACCGATCTTGCTATTCTCCTGGGCGCGAAAGAAAACGCGAAGCGCAACCTTATGGACGATCCATCCAGTGCGAACCTCTCCGCCTTCGAAAAAGCATCCAAAATGGTTGATGACCGTGTTAGTGGCGAGCAGTCATTCAAAAACCGGCCCGAGGCCCTGAGATACCTTCAGACTACTGGCCATAAAATCAAAAAAAGCAAACTCTATAAAGATGTAAAAAAAGGCCTTCTAAAGATGGAACCAGACGGGTCCATCCTGCGCTCATCGATCGACCAATACATCGCCCACCCCATGTCAGGTCTTATACAGCCCGACGAATCGGACGATGACGACACCAAAGGACTTACACTCGAAAGACTCCAGGCGGACACCGACCGCCTCAAAGCCCAGGCCGAACACTGGGCGCTGAAGAACCTGCGCGAGAAAGGTCTTGTTGTCTATCGGTCGGAATTTGAACAGGCCCTAGCAGCGAGGGCCATACTCCTGAAAGAAGACCTCCGCAATTTTGCCAGAGGAGAAATCCCGGATATTATAAAGATCGTCGCCGGTGATCCCAACAAAAACATTGAGTTAATGGAATACCTCCTCGAAAGAGTGGATGACTGGCTCAACAGATATTCCGAAAATCCCGAAATCAGATCCCCGGAACCGGAAACCGACGAAGAGGAAGACGAGGCTGAAGAGTGAGACATTACAGCGTTAAGATCGGCATTTTTAAGTTCGGTCTTTCTTTCGACACCCGATCAACACAGCACAAGATAGAAGCCTGGGTTACGATGGAGGGTTGGAAGTTTAGAATGTGGAAAAAAAGGATCAAGAGATGTTAGCCAGAGACCTCTACACCCATCGTTTTAGCAACTCGGAACGCCTCATATTCAAGCGGCATGAGAAAATGACCGTCTCCGAGTGGGCCGAGACATACCGGTACGTCGAAACCGGTCCCAAGAAAGGCCGCTGGACCAATACCATGACCCCCTATCTCGTAGAGCCGATGAACTCCTGGAACGATCCCCATATCCGCAAGATCATCCTCCGCTTCGCCCCGCAGACAGGCAAAACCCAGGTCGCGTTCAACTGCCTCTGCTACGCGATAGACCGCGACCCCGCCCAGGCGATGTACGTCATGCCCGACGAAAAGACGGCGCGCAGAATAAGCACCCGCCGCCTCATGCCCATGTTTAGATCGTCTCCGATAATCCGCGACCTCATGTCCGATAACCCAAACGACACTACATCCCTGGCAGCCTACTTCAAGAACGGAATGGGACTGCTCATGGCCTGGGCCACCTCCGCCGCTGAGCTCGCCTCTGAATCCGTCCGATATTTGATAATGGACGAAGTAGACAAATTTCCCGAATTTTCCGGCAAAGAGGCTGACCCCCTCTCATTAGCCGAGATCCGGACAAACGCCTACCCGCACACGAAAAAGATACTCTACCTCTCGACGCCCACCACGGAAGAAGGCTACATAACCAGGGCCGTAAATGAAGAGGCGGATGAAGTGCGGCAATACCATGTTCCCTGTCCCATCTGTGGCGCCTGGCAGAAAATGGAATTTGAAAACATACTCTGGCCGAAAAATTGCCGGGATCCCAGGGTTGTCATGAGAAAACGCCTTGCCGAATATAGCTGCGTCGAATGCGGAATGCTCTGGAATGATCACATGAGAGATCTTGCCGTCAAAGCCGGCGTCTGGAAAAGTGATAACCCCGTTGAAAGGCCGATCGCCGTCGCGTACACCCTCCCATCCTGGTATTCACCATTCGTCAGTCTGTCATCAGTTGCCGCGGCATTTCTGCGAGGGCAGGAAGGGCCACATAAACTCTATATATTCGTCACCCAGCACCAGGCTGCACCCTGGAAAGAGACTATAGAAACCAAGGAAGAAAGCGCGGTCATGATCAACAAGACCGAGATCCCGTCCGGCATAGTCCCCAAGGATGCGATAGCGCTTACCTGCGGCATCGATGCCCAGAAAAGTGGATTCTGGTTCGTTGTACGTGCCTGGGCTGCCGATTTGACAAGTTGGCTAATCCAGTATGGATATCTCTCTAGCTGGAAAGACCTCGAAACGCTTCTATTTGAAACCCATTATCCGGTCATGGACAGCAACCGCAAGATGGATATAATCCGTGCCGCGCTCGACACCGGCGGATCTGATAGCGAAGACAACGAGTGGTCCCGAACCGAAGAGATCTATACCTGGCTTCGCACCAACGGAAGAAATCGGGTCCACGGCATCAAAGGCGCCTCGCGGCCCCAGTTTCGGAGAGTAGAAATTAGGATACTGGACAAAATGAAAAGAGGCAATCGGATCATCCCGGGCGGCCTGGAACTGCGCTTCCTGGATACCGCTCAGTTTAAGGAAATATTACACTGGCGTCTTGGCCGCAAAGAAGGCGAATCCCAGCGACTTCTCCTGCATTCGGAAACCGGCCTGGACTACGCGCGCCAGTTCCTGGCGGAAGAAAAACGCCGTGACCGCAGAAACAAGATATACTGGAAAAAGATTCGCCGCGATAATCACCTGTTAGACTGTGAAGTCTATGCAGCCGCTTGCGCCGATCCACAATGGACACCCAGCATCCAGTACATAGAAAAAGTCAGAGCAACAGAGAAACCGGTACGCCGTCGTATAATATCAAAAGGATTGTAGGGGACTGTCCCGGAATTTTCCGTTTTGCAGGAAAACCCGGGACTGTCCCCGGCGGACAGAAGGAGCAGAAGGAGCAAAATGACACAGAAGAGCAGCCCGAATATAATCTGGACCATAGACCGCATCTGCGACTACCTCCAGGTCTCGCGCGTCCTGTTTTATCGCCTCGTCAGACACCACGGCCTCCCCGCCACCATTATCGAGGGCAAATGGTGCGCCCACACCGAAAACCTCGAAAACTACTTTCGCAAAGGCACATCCACCCCACCCAGAGACATTTCCGAAGAAGCCGAATAAAAAACACAAAAAAACGCATAAATATGCGAAATAGTTGCTTTTTTTATCATTTTTTACTTGACTTTACCGCGTATTATGTTAGTCTATAAGTGACTGATAAGACTGACAAAAAACAAAAAGGAGAAAAAAGATGAGAGTAGAAACCGACAAATACATTTTCAACACAGGCAAAATCCCGAGAGGATATGGAATGTGGGCTTTTGAGATCAGGGGAAAGACCATTTTTATCACTGGGAACTATGCAGATGCAAAGAAAGAAGCCATCAAGGAAGCTAAAAGACAGGACGCCTTTGAAATTGCGGTGCTACCATAAAACGAAAGGAGAAAGATCAATGACCAGAATCAAAAAAGAATATTACAGAGCATGGAGAAGAAAAGACGTAAGCCGGGCCGCGTTCCTGGCAAAAATTAACGATAAAATCCGGAGAGAGAATTTTGACGAAGCATACAGTAATTATTTAAACGGAAAATGTACGAACTATAACCAGAGCCTGATTAGCGCTTTGGAAGAAATGAAAGGAGAGAGCAAATGAGAGCGGTAAACAAAAAAGCGAAGGCGGTCTTGGATATCCTGACAGAGAACCCCCGGGTATTCGACAATGGTGGCCCGGGGATCATGGCCGTGCATGTAGAAAAATTATGCATCCTCAATGGTGGCACTGTTTACAGCGTTGCTCACTACTACAAACAAAACGGTGACATGATGCGGGATCCTGACATCGAGTTTCTCAAAGGCCGCGACGGTAATTACTACCCGCTTTCATATCGCCAGGATGGTCTCGGTATATTTCACGAGGTCGCCGTTTACGATTCCGCGGGCCAGCTTAAAGGATACCGTCCCAGGATGCAAAAAGACATCGCAATTTTTGCGGGTACTTGGATGAAAAACATCAGAGAGCAGCAGGGATTATCATAGCCGAAATCCCGCCAACCGGCGGGATCGTCCGGGACTGACCACCCGGACCTGACGAGGCAAGTCAGAACACACACCAAACGAAAGGAGAAAATCAATGTTAGAAGAAAGCAGATCACTCGAAGAAAGAAAAGGTTATCAGTGGCCCGCATCATCAATCACGGATCACGAGATGAAGGTCTTGGCGCAGCTCAGAAAGAAAACCGGATGTTCCATTTCGGAATTACTGAGACAATCAGTGGAGATGGTTGGGCGCATGGCACAGGAAAAAGGCGCAATATAGACACCCCCGGTAACCGGCAGGAGATGCCGCCCTCCGGTGACCAAACCGGAGGATCCGGGGGCAAAAAAACCCTACCACAAACCGCACACAAACGAAAGGAGATAAACCGTGCAAGCAATCGACATCAACAAAGTATATCCAAACCCTGACCAACCCCGCCAGCACTTTGATCCGGTAAAGCTCGAAGAACTATCTCAATCCATCGAGAAAAACGGATTGATCGAGCCGATCATAGTCACCAAACGAAACGACAAATATATGATCATCGCGGGAGAAAGACGCTGGCGGGCACACGCCCTTGCGGGTTTAGCTGAAATCAAAGCAGAAGTAATGAACTTGGTCAGCGAACAGACCATCGCGGAACTCGCCCTCCTCGAAAATCTCCAGCGCGAAGATCTGAATATCATCGAGGAGGCCAGAGCGTATCAGAACCTGCTTAATATGGGGATGACACAGGAAAAACTGGCCGAAAAGATGGGAATCAGCCAACCCTGGCGGATCCAGGAACGTCTCAATCTTCTGAAACTCAGGACCGTGTATCAGGATTATGTTTTGAAAAACATCCTCACACCATCTCAGGCATACGAGATGAGTCGTGTCGAGCATCAATTTCAGGACGTGATGTTCAACAAGATTCGCGATGGCAAGCTCAAGACCTATAACGAACTGAGGTCGTTTACTAATGCCATCGTGTATCACCAAGAACAGAGATCTTTTATATCGGAACCCTCAAAAGACGAGCGCAAGGTGAAAGATAAATACGATCGGATGATCGAAAAACTCTTGAAATTCATCAATGGTTCGTTTAATCCGGATGATCTGTCCATCCTGCGGGCAGTGGTCAAATCCTCACTCAAGCGCAACATAGAGCAGATTGATGAGATTATCCTGTATCTGAATAAAGTAAAAAAGGCTATGGTGCAGGCAGAAAGCAAACAGCAACTACAACAAACAATGGAGGTGTAAAGATGCAGACATCAAATTTCAGAAACAGCGGCAAAGATCAGAACGCGGTGGCAATCTCAAGGGGGATCCCCAGATACTGGCGAGGCAAAAGGTACATCGCCCTGGCTCCATCCCGGGAACTAATGAAAATCGAGGACGAGCAAATCTACACCAGACGCTACAAAGAAGAAGTCCTCGACCAACTTGACCCCCAGCAGGTATATGACGACCTGGGACCCGACGCGATCCTGCTCTGCTTCGAAGCCCCCGGCGAATTCTGCCACCGACAACTTGTTGCCGAATGGCTTAAAAAAAACTTAGGAATAGACGTTAAAGAAAAGACTTGACAAACATTAAATAAAAAACTTGACAAACATTAAATAAAAGCGTATCTTTAAGACAACTAAAGGGGAGCTGACCAACCCCGGAAAACCAAAAACGAAAGGAGAAAGATCATGAAATATCAAGACACAACAATTATAGAGATAGCCCAGAAAAGGGGTTCGGCCGCGAAAACAAAAGCGGGCGCGTGGAAATATCTCCTCGCAAATTTGAAACGACCAAACAAGACCCGGAACTCCCACCGCTTTGACTGGGATAACTGGCGTGAATCTCGCAAAACCCGTACCGGCGATGGGCGCGCCCTGATTTTGGGATACAGCCTGGACGATCCTAACACCCCGGGCCGGATTAGGGATGCCGCCTGGGAGATGCATTTAGAATGGAATCGCCGCGCATGCTGGGAAACCTACAGGGATGGATATGGGGCCATTTGTTTGCGCACACGGGAGGGGTCGCGACACTATGATCATAATTACTGGGATGCGGTTGACCTGCTGGCTCAGGCAGTGCGCCAGGGAAAAATCTCTCGCGCATACAACGATATTGGATTTGATCAAAAAGGACGTGCGGAGGGCGATGCAATACACCATGAGATATATGATATCCGGCCAAAACCATTTGTTGTGCTCGTATGCGTCCGCGAAACAGAGGGGTCAAAGTACGGCGTCCGGACCATCTGCAAAAACTATTACATTATTAAAAGACATGGTAAGGGGATTAAAATTGCCCCCGCAAACAAGGCCATTGCCGCAAAAGCGGCAAAACAGGCAGGAGATGAATTAGGCGTGGCAATAGACATCCTGGAGGGCAAGATCAAGCTGGTCACCCACCACCCTTGTATGGACGGTGTCGCGTATAAACAAGTGGCAATCTTTGGAGATGGTCGCATGGCCTCGGTGTATGATGACTCCGACTGGGTTATTGGTGTAGAACGATATGACAGGGCAATGCGTGATCATAATGGCGGTCTGTATGTATATCCGACGCCTGAACAAGCCAAACACGCGCCATTCCCGGACAACAGCATAAACGCAGACGCCGACAAAATCATACTAAAATGCCAGGTAGGAGGCCTTTATTGCAGGTATGGGGAAAAGCTGGCATTCAGCCGGTGTGTCCCCATAGAATGTCTGGCATAAACAAACAACCCCTCCCTGGTAACCGGCAGGAGATGCCGCCCGCCGGTGACCAAATCGGCGATCCGGGGAGAGAAAAACATCATAACACAGGAGGAAATATGAAAGCAATCGCACCCAAAATTAATGACAAGATAGCGGAATTTTATCCGGAAGTTTTTTCAAACTTGCACTCCGGCGCGACCTACGTGCTGGAGGCATTCCCCCGGCTCTACCAGCGGACGCTGCACGACATGCGGGGGACGTTTTCCGACGGAGAATTAAAACTCATGGTGGACGTGATGAACGCCACCATGCTCACGCCACAATCGGCGGGCCATCACCTCGCTGCCAACGTATCCGACGGGATCGCGCTGGACAGCCTCGACAAGAAATGGAAGATCGATGGAGACAACCTGAAATTCAAACTCGGCGGTCTGTCTCTATTCCAGTTAACCTGCCTCGAAGTCTGGGCGAACGGCTTCTGGTATCGGAAAAAACCAGAGACTGTCCAATCGCCGGAAGAATTTGAAGCCTGGCTCGCGCAATTGAAAGAAGGTCTAATTATGGTCAAGGACCCACTCTCGCCAGACGGTCACTGCTTGCCTGGAATGAGGAAAATGATATAACCCAATCCGGACAAGAAGGTAACACAAAGTGAGATTAGAGGAGGACCCTGGAAACTAATCCTTCGAGGAATGCTCACCATTGCCATGGAATGACCCGGCCGAAGACACCGCCTTGGTACGGAGGCAGGGTTGTGGTTCGAATCCACTGTGTTACCACCCACCTTTCAAAACCCAAAACCCAAAACTAAAAACTAAAAACTAAAAACTAAAAGGTCCCTTTTCCGGGGGCCTTTTTTTGTTTGTCAAGCCCCTTTTTTAGTTCAGGAGACATCATTCTCAGTTCATAGAGCATCATTCTGCGTATTTGTCAAAAACCCGGGGTTATAATTCTCTCATGAAAAAATCCTAAAAAATAACATTCTTGTTTTGTGAAATCGAGGGGGGATTTTCTAGATTTTCCCCGCTTCGAGAGGAAAATCTCAGGAGAGATAAATGGCGATTAAAACGACACTGGAGCAACTCGAAGAAGTTCAGGCTGCTATTTCTAAAGTCATGGGTGGCCAGGCCTATTCGATAGCCGGCCGGTCCCTTACCCGCGCCGACCTGAAATTTCTGTCGGAACGTGAAGGGGTTCTCCTGGCCCGCTATAATGCAGAAAGCGGTATTCGCACTGGCCCCGTGGTCAGAGGAGGGACGCCCTGTTGATGAAAGAAGTCCCCACAAAGCGCGGCAAGGTAAAAATCAAGCCGAATATAATCGACAGAGCTGTCAGCTTTTTCGATCCGGTCCGCGGCGCGAGACGTTTCCAGGCCCGGGCGATGATGGCCTTGACCGGTGGGTATATCGGCGGCTCGAAATCAAGGCGCAGCCTGAAGATGTGGAGCACCTACGGCCATGACGCCGATTCGGACATCCTGCCCGATCTCCCAACTCTTCGCGAGCGCAGTCGTGATCTCATCCGCAACAATCCCTTGGCTACTGGCGCAATCAAGACAAAAGTCACAAATGTTGTCGGCACCGGTCTCAAGCTCCAGTCACGCATCGACCGAAGCGTCCTAAATCTAAAAGATGAAAAGGCCGATGAATGGGAGTCCCGGACGGAACGTGAATGGCGGCTGTTTTGGGAATCGAAAGAATGCGACATCACGCGCACGCTGAACGGCAATGCCCTTACGAAACTCGTATATCGCCAGGCGAAAGAAAACGGCGATGTCTTCATACTCCTGCCCCGCGTCCATAGACAACATTTCCCTTATGACCTGCGCCTCCAGGTAATTGAGGCCGATCGGGTATGCAACAAAGATTTAAAGCCGGATACAGAAACCCTGGCCGGCGGCGTCGAGACG